TGTAAAACAGCAGGAATTGCTGCTATAACTGCTGGTGCTACCATCCTTTAATCTCCTTTGATAATATAAAAATCTTGAAAATAATGGTCATTGATTAAATAAGGTGCTGAAAACTTAGCTCCCATTCTCTTTAACCATTTAATATGTAAAGTGTTTTTTGTGGATACTGTATTAGTCAAAATAGGAGAAATCTCCAAGAAATGTTTAATATAATATCCAGCTGTTCTAATCCATTGTCTTTTACAGTGTTCACATTCATCACTGCCTAAAAACCATATTGAATTGGTGCGTTTATTCATTCCAAACATACCAATTATATGATTATTCACAAAAACTGAATAACATTCATCTGAAAAAATGTAACCATCCATCAAGCTAATTACATCTGTGCTTCCCATAGCTTCCAGTTCTTCCAAATCATCTTTTCTTAAGTTACCAATCAGATTCATGACATCTTCAGCTTTTGTGATTTTAACCATAAAATTATTTTCCACGAATATTTAATTCTCCTAACCAAGTAATTGAACTAAATGTAGAAGGTAAATAAGAATCATTTGTTATTGATACTACAACCTCATCATTTTTAGCCAATATAGGAATTAAGAATAAACCACTATCAATACTGATTTTTCCTAATTCAGCTGAGTTTGTACCCAAAGTTGTGCAGGTACAAGTATAATGTGAAGGGTCTTGAGCAATATATAAAGGTTGAACTTGAATATCAAAATATCCTGAATCAGCATAAGCTAATTCTAAATCTTTTAACATCAATACACCTTCAACTGTCTGACTTCCTCCTGATTGAGTTGCTTGTTTTTTATAAATAGTTCCCATCTTCCAAAAAGAAACATAAGGTAATCCAACAATTAAATCTGTATATTTACCTTTGATTGTTATTCTTTTATCAACTTTGGTGAAATCTAATAAGAAACCATCTTCACTATTAATAACATTCAGTGAATCTGCTTCAACCACATAAGGAATTGTGAAAGTTGTTGTATCATCTTCTTCATTATAAGTTCCTGTAGTTTTAATTTTTCTATCTAAGTGAACTAAGAAACCTACACCTTCATCTTCCTGCTTTTGAGTACAGTTTAATTTTTCTAAATAAATACCATCTTCATATTGAATAGTCAGGTATAGCCAATTATCAATAAAATCTACATTTAAGATTCTTTGTGCTTTATCTATTGTCCATTTGTGCCAAGAAGATTGAGCTTTTGAATCTGAAGTGTAGTAATAATTATAAACATAAATTGCATTTGGTTCATTTAATGATAATAAACAAATAATATTATTAATCGTATTTCCTGCCATCTTGAAAATTTTAGCTGGTAAATAACAAGGAATTTGTTCTGTAATGTTTCTTGCAGAAGTTACATAAGATGAGTTTGTATAAATCTCATATAACCCTGAATAATTACCATTTTCAAAAACAAATACACCTGAAGTTCCTGCTGAGATTGGCTTACATAATGGTGAGCAAGGATATTCCATAGTCAAGTCTAAAGTAACTGTAGAATTTGAGAATACATCTCCACCTTTGATTGTGAAAATTGATGATGGAGAAAATAATAATAAGTTTCCATCATAAGGTAATGTATGCTTCAATAAGACCATTTTAGAGTTAGAACCTACATCAATAGGGTCTGTATCCAATGAGGTCATTACAGTCCTTTTAAATAAAGAGAAAATATCATCAACATCTGAATAGATTGATTTATCTCCTGCTAGGAAAGCCAACCTACCTTTATGTGTAAAGACTTCAGTAATTTTTTGACCAAAAATTGAAGGAGTTTTCGCTGAATCTTCATCTCCTGCTCCTCTATCTGTCCATTCTATTTTCTTGTAAGTGAAAGTTCCATCAGCTTCTCTCACTATTGCATGTGGCATTGTTTCTCCAAGAATATGATATTTAATATCAGGGCTTGGACATTCTTGCCAAGTTCCTGAACCATGATTGCCACCATCTTTAGTTACAAATTGAACATAATAATCATCAGAAGAATCACCATCATCACCAACAATCTTTACAATAAAACCATTAAAAGCTACTGCTGGAAGATTCGATACTGTGTCAAACTCTCGATAAACACAAAACATACTTCTATCACCATTACTATCTTCTGTAGAAATAGTGAATGTAGCTCCTTTTAAATTCTTAATTAGAATTGTAGAATTTATTCTTGTTAATGCCCAATCGGTTGTTCCTAGTTTTTCTTTTAACTTATTAAATAATTGAGTTGCAATAGCATTAGTTTTTAAAGTTGTTCTATCTTCTTTATCTGTGGTGTAGGTAACAGTAGTTCCATTTACTGTAACTGAATAATCAATAGCATAATCACCTTGTTTCACAAACACCATAGCAGAATTAGAATGTGGGTTCGGATAAGTTTCATCTGATAATTGTGCTGTAACTGTTTTATTTAAAATAAAAGTATAATCACCAATATTATCCATCTGTAAATCCTTAATTGGATTTTCTGTGGTGATATATTTTAATAATTCTGTTCTTGTAGCTTCTTTTTCTTCCTCAGTTGCATTTTCATCAACTAGATATTTAACTGTTTTTTCGTTGCCTTCTAAATCGAAAACTCTTACTGTAGAACCAGTTAAGAAAACTTGATATTTTTCATCTTCTTTATTGACAGTATAAACCTGTGGCTGAATTGGTAATACATCCATCAATCTTGCAATATGTTCTGTTGGTTTTCGCTTTGTAAGCCCTGTTGTAGGGTCAGGAAGCATATTCAACAGTTCTTTTGATTGGTTTGGAAACATCAATTTATCAGGCTGCTGAGAAACACCACCAATAAAATTAGGAATCGTATCTTGAGTAAGTGCCATTATAAATCCCCTTTAATATCTCTTGTATAAAACTCTGATATTAATGAATAGTTTCCTAAGTCAAGCTCACTTTCTATAAAGGCTTGTTTAGCTTCGTTTACATCTTCCTGTGTATAAACACAAACAGCTTGTGAACCTAATTCTCTTTTGGTGAATTTATAAGCTGATAAAATTGTGATGTAATATTTAACTACTTCAGGAAGCTCATCAAAGGCTAAAGCAAAAGTGATACTCACTCTTAATTGATGTCTAATAATAAAAGAATGCTCCACTTTGTCATATAATTTGCCTTTTCTGACAGTATATCTGTTTAGATAATCTTGAGGATAAGCAATACTGACTACATTTTCAGGAACTTTAATATAACCATCAACATCAGGATTCAATGGATAGTTATTTTCTGTATTAAAATCATAACTTTGAAGCTGTAGTCTTTTAGTTTCAGAATCAAGTATATTTTCTGCTGTGGTAATAAAAGCTGATTTAACTCCTTCAAGAGTGTTAATAGCATTATGACCAATACAAGACAGCATAATATTAATTGCTTCTAATTTTGTTGTCATTGTCTCTCCTTTATCGAAAAAAGGGAGAACCTAGAAATTAATCTAAGTCCTCCCTGTTATAAAATCTATATGAGTGAAACCTAAGCTGCTTCGTCTCTGATTTCAACAGCTTTACGAGGGTCAAGGATACCATGACCTTGTAAGTTTCTAGCTGTTAATAACCAGCATAACTCAGTTGGCAACCAAGTTGTTTCAACTGTGATACCTTTTCTAACGATAGTACCGATAGCACCTTTACCCATAACAAGACCAGCTGTGTTAGAGAAATCACCATAGTAAGTACCATTAGCTTGAGCATCTTCACCTGAACCTCTTTCAATGTTTTCTGAAGGTAGGTAGTTAGTTTCGATAACTTGAATACCATTTAAGAATCCAACTGTACCTTTAGAATAGTTGCCTGAGCCACCTAAGTTTTTGTCAGTGATTTTGTCATATTGTGCTAACAAACCAACTTGAGCAGGTCTTAAGAAGCAAACAATATCATTGTAAGGTACATCTTTTTCTTTAAGTGCAATACCAGCTGCATAGATAGCTGCTGCTAATTTTTCAGCATCAGTTTTACAACCTTGTGCTTTAATTACAGAACCACCTGCACGACCTTCAACCATACCACCAGCACGAGCTGCCAAGCAACCAACAATCATTTGTTGAGTTTCTTCAGTTCTTGCAAGAGCATGAGCCATTTCGTTTTTGATAACTTCTCTATCAGAAAATTCTTCCATCAAAGTATCAATTTCTGCAATTTTCACATCAGATACTAGGATTGGGTCAAGCAAGATAGTTGTTTCTGAGTGAGCAATCTTTTGGTTTCCTAAAAGAGTTTCACCAGCGAACACATATTTTGCATCAACTTTACCTACATTTGGGAATGATGCTGATTTACCTTTTTCGATTTCTTTGAATCTTACATAAGGTTTTACTTTTTGTTGAGCATGAAATTCAGCAATAATTTCAGCTTGGAATTGGTCTCTAAATAAAGCATTAACATCTCCAGCTTTATTGATTTGACCTGAACGAGATAAATTTGGATTATCTGGCATTTTTAAATCTCTCCTTAAATCTTTTCGTTAATAAACACTATTTAATTTCTATTACTCCAGCTTCCCTACTAGCTGTGAGCTTTTGAGCTACTTTAGCTCTATACACAGGGTCTTTTGAATATCTAGGGTCATTAATTGCATCTTCAACTTCTGCCATAGATTCAAAATAATTACCTCTACTTTCTCCAGCTCCTCCCTGAAGTTGCTGAGGTAAATACCCTTCACTGTCATTCATTCTGTTTTCTAAATCTTTTAAAATAATCTTAATCACTGCTGGGTCGTGAATAGCATCAATAGATTTCTTCTCTTCTGCTGATAAGTTATTCTTAGCCCATTCCACAACAGTTGCCATTTGCTCCATACCACCAACAACAGTGGAAATATCTTCCATGTGTCTTTGAATAATAGCTTTTTGACCTTCAATATAAGTGTCTAAAATTTCACCAGTGATACCTTGCTCTGCTAATTTAGCTCTTGTTTCAGGTAATAAATCCCCATTTGCTTGAAACTCTTCTGTTAAGGCATCATAATTAAAGCCTTTACTTTCAAGAACTACACTAGCTTTGTCAGCTGTATCTACATCTGAATAGTCATTTGCTTCTGTGTCTTTTGTTTCAACTGTCGTATTTTGTGAATTTTCATCAGCTTCTATTTGAGTGTTATCAATATTATTTTCAGCAGGATTAGTAACCTCATTATTTTGAGGTTGGTTGTTTAATTCTTCACTCATACATTAATCCTTAGAATTTTGTTTCGATAACTACACCAAAAGCTTCAACTTTAATAACTTCACCTTGTTTGTGTTTTTTACCATCATCAGTAATTTTGTCTAACTTTTTAGCTGCATCTAAATTAGCTACAGTGTTTTTGTTTTTGTTAGTTTTAGCAGGTTTTGTTTCTGCTACTGTTTCAACTACTTCAGGTGTTTCATTCACATTTGCATTAGCCATAAAAATAAATCTCCTATAATTCTTGTTGTGCAAACTCTTGTTCTTTACTTTGCATAGCCATATCTGAAGCTTTGTTAATTAAATTAGGAGCAATCTTATTCATCATTTCATTGTTTGCTGCTTCTTCTTGCTGAGCTGCAATCTCTTCTTGAGTAGGCATAAGACCTGTAATGTCAAGGTTTAAACTTGCTGCAACCTTCTGAGCAATTACATCCATCTTCATACCAGTAGCTTTAGCCATCTGAGCAAACTGCATCATAGTCTGACCAAACATAGTAAGTTTATTAAGGTCAGAACCTCTCCCTAAAGCTTCTAAGCCAGTTGTAACTGTGAGTTTTACACTTTTATCTTTAATCAAATCAGGTAATTGGTTTTTCTTCTCTTTTCTTAAATGGAAGAAACCAATTTTAATATAAGCTGTTTGAAACTCTTTACTCATAATTGAGTAGTGGTTTCCTAAAGCTTCCTCTAAATCTCTAATCATATATTGAATTTCTGTTGCTGTGGTTCTTTCAGAATCTCTTTGAACTGCTTGAGCTAATAGAAATACTCTATATAATCTTTTTTCTAAACTTTCTTTTTCTTCTCTAGCTGTTTTTAAATCATAATATTTATTAGCTTGAAGCATTGCCACATCATCAGCTGTACCAGCACAGAAACCACCATTTTTAGTGGCTGCTAATTGTTTAATATTAGTTCTTCCATTAGGATTTACCAATGCAATACATTTTGATGCTGCTAAAGATGCTTCTTTAATAGCTTTTGATAAAACATCTAAATAAGAAATATCTCCAATATATTCTTCAACTAAACCTCTACCATAAGATTCACCATCAATTCTTGTGTATCTTAAAGCAATAAAAGGACAAGCTTCGATTGGGTATTTACCT